AAATCAGTCAGTCTTTTTCTTGTCGGTATGTTTAGGTTTGCTGGTTTCTTTCTTTCCAAATATCTTGTCCCAATTATCCTCAAACTGTTTACGATTGGGGATTGGTCTAGCACTACTACCTTTGCCCATATAAACTCCTTACCAATACATTATTAAACGGTCTTTATCTCTAATGATATGACCCTGCAAAGTTATCCTATACTCATTTGGCTTATACTCTTTTAAGTTTGCTATGTTATGCAAAAAGTCACCAGTATGAAATATAAAATCACCTACATTATATTCTAGATATTTATTTTCTTCACCATCTTTGTATTCTAACCCAGCTCCACTGGAAGGTATCTCAACAACATAAGTAAAGCTATGTGGGTCTTGTTCACCTATCCCTAAAGTTTTGTGAGGATAGTCTGTATGCCAATTACTAGGAAAGTTTAAAAACACTGGGTCTGACTCAAGGATATGAAAAGATGGAACGGCATAATCATGATATAAATATACTGGCTCACCAAAATATTCTTCCATGTATTCTTGTATAGACATATAAACATTTCCAAAGTTAGAAATTAATCTTTGATTTATGTGTTTCAAGTGTTTGTAATAATCTTCTGTTTTACCATCAAGATAAGCATTACGCCCTAATGTATAAAATGGCACATTAAATCTTTTAATCCAGAATCTTTCTAGCTTTAATACATTAAAAATAATTTCATCCACATCAAAATGTAATTTATCTACTCTTAACATGGACTTCCTTTTTTATAAACCCTTTAGGCATATAAATATAGTCTTCATGCAGACAGCTTGTATACTCTGCATCTTTATAAAATTCTTGGACATATTGATTGGCTACGGCACAAGAAATAAAGTGCCCAATGTATTCAGGACTGTCCATTGTCATATATACGATTAAACAATATTCAAACATAAAAAAAAGAGAAGCATCCTAGCCGTTTGGAGAGTAAACGCATTGTAGGCAATGCGATTTGGAGGCAGCTAAAATACTTCTCATTTATATTATCCTTATTCTAATCTATTGACTGCTCTGTGTCTAGGATTATTTTGTTATCAGGATACATTTTATAGTATTTTCCCCTAATCTCATGCTCTACTTCAACTCTAATGCTTCCATCCTCCTCTTTAAAAAACTGAACAGTGAACCATTCACCCTCTATCGCTATTCTTCTTGTTATCATTCTTACATATCCCATGTGCTGACAAGTCTCTTCCACACCACCATTGTTTCTTGTCATAAGTGTTTGCAGGCTGTTTACATTTGTGGCACACCTGCCCTCCCAATTTAATTTTCGTCATGCAGTGGGTCTTCTATCCACTCATCAGGCATTAATTTAGGAGAAGATAGTTTAGCAAGTTGTTCGGTATAGATTTGTTTCTCTTTTTCTAAATACCATGCTTGTTTATCACACTCTTCTATTCTATTTTTAAGTTTTTCTATTTCAGATAGATTCACAGATTGCTTATGCCCTCGCCTATCTAAATACTTCCTATTGTTACCTTTGCAATAGCCAATTAACTCTTCTGTTGTTGACTTTGCTTTAATGACATCAAATGTTTCTATCCCTCCAATTTTATAGTGGTCAGGATTAATTGCATCACTCACTTCACTACCTCCTTGTCTACAATAATTAAATCTTCAAATAACTCACATTGAGTACCCTTAACCTTAACATAAATATCGTCAATTTCCAATGCTTTTAATAACTTACCTTTATAACAAATAAATTCAGGTCTAGGCTGTTCTTTAATTAAATCATAATGTATATATATCCCTAATATAAGAAATAACATTATGAAAAGAACAATATATTTAAGTATTTTCTTTAGCATAAAATAATTCTCCATTGTTATACTCTATTTATATAGAGAGTATAATTACACCATGTAATCAATGATTACAAATTCATTAGAAAGGGGCAACATTATGTGGACAAAACCATCAGCAACAGAAATGCGTTTCGGCTTTGAAGTTACAATGTATGTTTGCAACAAGTAATTCATACTAAATAGGGGGAGTTACATCCCCCTAAATAATATCTTATATTTAGAATCTGCTCTTTTTATCCAGTCTGCACACAGCCTAACCGTCACAAATCCTTTTTTACCCCTAATTCCACCTACTTTTACTGCGTGTTTAGGTAGATACCTCAAATTAGCAACAGGTATCGCCCTAGAAACCCAATTAGAATGGGATGTCATCTGTCATCTCTGATACAGATTCAACATTGCGTTTTGGTGCTTGTTTCTGACCATCTGTATTAGGTTTAAACAATGATGCAACAATAGAGTTACCTTTGCTTTCATCATATGGAAATCCTGCTAGGTTTGCACTTCTGTCAATCAATGCAAAAGAATTACCATCATCTGTTTCCATGATAACACCAATATTAGTGTATCTGTTCTTCTTGTTACCTTCTACATCGGTATAGCTACCGTTTACTACTGATATATCATACAACTTTTTAGCCATTATTGTTCTCCTTAATAAATTTAATGGTGTCCTCAACCTCCGTTAAGAACTTTATTACTTCTTCTTCAAGTAATTTAATTTGCTCATCATCTCTCTCTAATCTAATGACAACCATCTTTAGATTTTCAGGAAATGACGGACAATACGATACATAATCTACCCACTTTCTATTCGGCATACAAGCTAACTGCCAAAGCATTTGTAATTTATAGTTACTAGGTATCTTATTTGTAATCAATGTTTCTGTGTGGTTCTGTGGCTGTCTGCATTTTATTTCAATCATACCATCATCACCAACTAAACCATCTGGACTAGCCCCTGCCATGTCTATCGTAGGGTGGTCTACAAAGCCAATCTCTTCTACATCTGCATACTTAAATACATAAAAGTCTCTAGCTTCGTCTTCTGTGTCTATTCCATGTTGCATAGCTTGGTTAATATATATCTCTGTTCTTTTACCTGTTAATCGTTCTGTGACTAATTGGTGTCTATAGTTTCTACGATATGCTGATTCACCTGATTTAGTCATTGCCATTACATTAGATAAATTAGATGCCGTAACCTTACCTAATCTAGCCTGAAACCATTCTTCACTCCGTTGTTCCATCTTTACTCTCCTTATTGTTATTTCTTATCTCCTCCAAGAATGGCTGACATTTCTTTCTAGCCTCATTATCCATCTTATTGTAGACGGCTCTAGCCCCATCAATGCCTTGAGTTTCATACACATTCTTAATTAAATCTAATGGGTCTAAATCTGCTAAATCTTCACCCTGAAAGATATATAACCCTATTCCATGTAGGGCTATTGCTTTTGCCAAACATCTTTGCATAGCCGTATTAACTTGCATCGCATCAGGATTCTTAACGGCTTGATTTTTATAGTTCATCACAGGTAACTGCATGGTCATGCTTTTACCAAACGCATGGACTGTGCATGTCACCATCATACTGTCATTAAAGATTTGTGGTTGATGATACTCCCATGTTGCCATAGGGTCATGTTGTAATAAGATGTCTACGGCATGTGCCCAAGCCAAGTAGTTAAACTGACCTTTCTTTTCTATGTATTTGGAAACATCTAATACTCTTAATTGTTGAAACTTACTTTTATCTGCCATCATTACTCTCCTGTTGTTGTTGCTCATCGGTCATCATCTGCTGTCTGTCATCCATACGCTGACCTAGTTCTTGTAAATCATTCTGCATGGCTTGTATTTGCCATTGTAGATATTCATACTGTTCTTTAATTTTACTCATATTTACTCTCCTTGTTAATATGTATTTACAATATATTACACTTTGAAACGATTGTCAACACTATTTTTCGTATCATCAAACCCTTGAGTTTTAAAGACTTTTCCGTCTTTGGATACGGCTCTGTATTGTATATCATTTCCAAATGTTTCTTTTAATTGCTTGATTAGTTCGTTTATTGTCATTTTATTTTCTGTCATGGTCTATCCCTATATCTCATGCCCTTTCGGTCATAATAAAAGTTAAAAGTAGGCTCTCCGTTTTCCCCTATGTAGTTCCTTTGTTTTTGCACAAAGACTTTAGCATCAGGGATATTTCTTATTTGCTCATCTGATAGTTTATTATCCTCCATTTGTTTTTCTTTCATTTTATTTCTCCATACAGTCAACAGATTGTCTGCAAGATTGACAATGTGGTTACTGCCATGCACATCATTTTTAGATGGGTGTTCATACACATCACGCATTTTTTTTGTATGAGCCACCAAAAAGATATGGATAGGGTATTTACGACACATTGAAGTTAATTGGTCTACAAACTTCTTCTGTGCATCATAATTATCCTCTGCAATATCATTCATCTTCATCAAACTATCTATTACTATAATTTTACATCCTAAAATATTGTAGGCATATTCAATCATAGCGTAGATGGTTCTCGTTTTAGTTACATTGGCTTGATTGTAGATATATAGTTTATTTTTCATTATATCCACAAAGTTATTAATACAGTCATCTGTAACA